GTAGAGTTTTATCAGACGGGTTCTCCAGAACCTTCCGATATTAAAACAACGATTTACAACGAACAGAGAGGAATTGACAATGGCTAAAGCAAAGACTGGACTTGTAAGGGATGATTGGTCTCCTGGTCCTCCGAAGAAAACTCGTCAAGGGAGTGGTAAAGGAACTAAGTACGCAGCGTCGTCTCGTAATAATGCTAAGAAAATGTACCGTGGACAAGGTAAGGGGTAATGAATGTAGTCAATTTACCACCAAAAAAGGTTTGGATTCGTAAGGAATACTTACGAGATCTTCGTGATGGGCATGGAGAATATGTAGAAGGATGGTGGGTATCTCTTAAATCGATTTGGAATAGATGTTTTTACTTTGAAACATACATCCCTGAGTACGGTGCATTATATGATAAACTACCGATCTCTGCATTTGTAGATTGGGAAAGTGATTATCCCGATCGTCCAAGAGAAATGGATGTAAATCTCCCATTGAGTGATTTGCAGTATTGGGATAGTTTTGACTACGATGTTAGGGTGATTGAAAAGCAGTTTTTATACACAATGTCCGTCGAAGTTAAGCATCGTTCAGGTCATGTTTCTCAAAATGGTAAGTATTTGTTTACAATTGACTCATATCATTCGGATAGAGATGTTCCAGACCTGACATTTGCCGAATTTCCTGAAGAACACAAGTCTCATAACTGTATTATTCTCCCTAATGGGCAAATTGGACTGTATCCAAACAATAGATGTCGATGGACTGAAGAGAGTTTGACTCCTCCAGTGCTCAAAAAACCCGATTTTCTTGTTTCTACAAGAAGTTTTTCTGTTGAAAATGGTGGATTACATCGTTCTGGATCTTTAGGCAACTCAGAAGAGTATTTTTGGGAGCATGATTTGGGAGTATGAACCGCAGAATAAATAGAAATATCAAACCATAAAGAGGTTTTTATTAATGGGAAATTCTAAAACAGATTTGGGTGAAGACTTCATTGCAAGTGGTATGACCTTGATCACCGATCCTCGCTCAGATTTTTATTTGAAAGAGGATCAGAAGAAAAAATTATTGAAAGAAGTGGTAAATGATCCGGGTAAAGAGTGCGATACGGATAACCTTGATAAATAAGTCAAGAAAACTATACAGGACCAATGGCGCTTCCACGGGTTTCTAGAGCATTTAAAGACATCAGTCTATCTTTTGAACCACATCCCGTGACAAAAGATCTGCCAATATTGAAAAATGAATCTGCAATACGTAGATCCATTATGAATTTGGTACAAACGATTCCTGAAGAGAGATTTTTTGAACCTCTTTTAGGATCAGATGTACGTTCTAGTCTATTTGACTTCGTTGATTTTGCTACTGCATCGGTTATTCAAGAACAAATCCTTGAAACGATTGAAAATTTCGAACCAAGAGTTGATAACACTATTGTAGAAGTTGATCCACAACCAGACTCGAACTCATTTGATGTAACAGTTATATTCGATATCGTTGGCCTTGAGTTTCCGACACAAGAATTTTCGTTTTTACTAGAGGCAGCAAGGTAATAATATGCCTTTTACCAAATTTACAAACCTAGATTTTGATCAGATAAAGATCTCAATCAAAGATTATTTGAGAGCAAACTCAAATTTTAGTGATTTTGACTTTGAGGGATCTAATTTTTCGGTCCTTATCGATACGTTAGCATATAATACTTACATAACGGCGTTCAACTCCAATATGATCGTTAATGAATCCTTCTTGGATTCTGCGACATTGAGAGAGAACGTCGTTTCGTTAGCAAGAAATATTGGTTACGTACCACGCTCTAGAAGCGCGGCACAGGCAACGGTAGGATTTGATATAACAACTAGCAGTTCCTCCTCTACAATGACCTTACAGGCGGGTCTGGTGTGTGTTGGGAATACAAATGACACGAACTTTGTCTTCTCAATTCCAGAAGATGTTACTACAACCATTAATTCTGGTACTGCATCGTTTAGTGATTTAAAAATTTTCCAAGGAACGTTCCTTAAAAAGACTTTTGTTGTTAATGGATCTATAGATCAAAGATTTATTCTTGATAATTCATTCATCGATACATCAACAATTGTTGTAAAAGTAAAAGGTATTGCTGATACTGGTGAAGGAAGGGAATATTCATTAGCATCAAATATTCTAAACCTGAATGAAAACTCCGAAATCTTTTTACTTCAAGAAGTTCAGGATGAAAAATATGAACTGTTGTTTGGTGATGGATACTTTGGTAAGAAGTTAGAAGATGATGCAGTCGTTACTGTATCCTATATCATCACTGATGGTAAGGATGGTAATGGACCTAGTAACTTCTCCTTCTCAGGTAGGGTTCTTGATGGTGATGGGAACATTGTTATTCCTTCATCAGCAATCACAATCAATACTACGATTGCTGCATCCAATGGTGGTGACATTGAACCTATCGAATCGATCAAGTATTTTGCTCCTAGAATCTATGCTTCACAGAATAGAGCAGTAACAACTCGTGACTATGAAGCAGTTATTCAATCAATCTACCCTAATACAGAGTCTGTCTCTGTTGTTGGTGGTGAAGAGTTAGATCCTCCACAGTTTGGTAATGTTTTGATCAGTATCAAACCAAAGAACGGTAATTTTGTTTCCGACTTTGATAAGCAAAATATTCTTACAAAATTAAAAGAATTTAGTATTTCTGGTATCAATCAGAAAATAATTGATCTGAAGGTTCTTTTTGTTGAGATTGATAGTGCCGTTTACTATAACAGTTCACAAGTCACAAGTATTAATGATTTAAAGACAAACGTTAATACTGTTTTGAATACTTTCTCTACATCAAATGTCAATCAGTTTGGTGGTAGGTTTAAGTATAGTAAGTTAGTACAGACGATTGATAATGTTGATGATGCTATTTCATCCAACATTACACGTATTAAGATTAGAAGAAATTTGAATGCATTATTAAATGCACCAACACAGTACGAATTGTGTTACGGTAATCAGTTCCATATTAACGAAAGTGGATTTAATATTAAGAGTACTGGATTTACAATCTCTGGTAGCAGTGATTTATTTTACTTTACCGATGTTCCTAACAAAGGAACAAACGGAAAACTGGATGGAAGTGGTAAAGGTGTTCTTGTTATCACCAAAGATGAAAGAAATGCTGAAGGTGAGTTTGTAATTAGCAGAACACTCAATCCAATTGGTACTATTGATTACACTAAGGGTGAGATTATAATCAATACAATAGTCATCACATCTACTGAAAAAGAGAATAACGTAGTTGAGATTCAGGCAATTCCAGAATCAAATGATGTTATTGGTTTGAAGGATCTTTATCTCTCCTTTGACGTTGCAAATAGTAAGATAAATATGGTGAGAGACACCATTACATCTGGCGAACAGACATCGGGTGTAGGATATAAAACAACATCGAGTTACTTAAACGGAGAACTAAAGAGGATATAAGATGATACAAACTGGCTTTGAGCAGAGGGTTAAGGTTCAGCAGATTGTTGACAGTCAACTACCTGAATTCTTACGCGCCGAAAGTCCCAAATCTATTGATTTTCTAAAGCAATATTATATCTCACAGGAATACCAAGGTGGTCCTTCTGATATTGCAGAAAATCTAGATCAATATCTGACACTGGATAACTTCACTCAAGAAGTTATTTCTGGTAAGACGACGCTATATTCCGATATTTCATCAACTGATGAGGATATCCAGGTCTACTCGACCAAAGGATTTCCAAATGAGTATGGTCTGTTTAGAATTGGTGATGAGATTATCACCTACACAGGTCTGACTACAAATACTTTCACTGGATGTATTAGAGGTTTCAGTGGTATTCAGACGTATAGAACTGATTTAAATCGTGAAGAGTTAGTATTTAAGGAAACAAATAAAACTTCTCACGATGGTGGTGTAGAAGTAAAGAACTTAAGTGCACTTTTCTTACAAGAGTTTTATAAGAAGTTAAAATATACATTCACTCCTGGATTAGAAAATTCGGAGTTTGTAAGTGATCTTGATGTTAACAACTTCATTAAGGAGTCAAGTGCTCTTTACAAGGCAAAAGGTACAAAGGAATCATTCAAAATCCTGTTCAATGTTCTCTATGGTGAGACACCAACAGTTGTAGACCTTGAAAGATATCTCTTCAAACCATCTGATGCACAGTTCAGTAGAAGGGAAGTAGTTGTTGCTGAGAGGATTTCTGGAGATCCAAATAATCTTGTTGGACAAACGATCATAAACTCTGTAGATCCTACAACAAAAGCATCTGTTTCTGAAGTTGAGATCTTTACAAGAGCTGGTATTGGCACATATTTTAAATTAAATCTGTTTGTTGGTTTTACTGATGCAGATACTGTTGAAGGAACTTTCAAAGTTCAACCTAAAGTAAAGGCAATCAACGCAGTATCTGTAGGTTCATCTGTCATTACGGTTGATTCTACTGTTGGTTTTGGATCAACAGGTACGATTGTTTCTGGTAACAACAGCATTTACTACGGCGAAAAAACAATCAACCAGTTCTTACAGTGTACTGGTGTTGATAATGCAATCGGTGTTTCTGATGATATTAGACAAGATCAAGTATTCTTTGGTTTTGAAGATGGTGATGTAACAAAGAAAGTTGAACTTCGTATTGGTGGAGTTCTTTCTAACTTTGAAGCGGTTGGCAAACCTTCTCTGGTATCAGAGGGTCAGATCATTCGCGTTAAAAATGTTGGTGAGGTAATCAAGAATCCAGAGACTAATAAGTCATTTAAAGAAACATTTGCAAACTCTTGGATCTATAACACTCCAGTTAGATTTGAAATTGATTCGATTAGTGGTTCAACATACACTCTTAGATCTACAATTGAAAAATCAAGTCTGAAAGTTGGTGATACTGTAGATGTTCTACAGGGTTCAACACAGACTGTTGCAGCAGCAGAAGCAAAAGTCCTGACTGTAAGCACAACTAACAAAGAGGTAACTCTCGGAAATCTTGGTGGATTTACTCCAGCAGCAGGTGTAGAGTATAGTATCAGAAGAAAACTCAATACTGTTTCCAGTACAGGAGTTGCTCTGGCATATGATGGCGTAACTTCTGATGCTCAGAATGTTTATCTTGAGAATGAAGAAACATTCTATGTTGCAGCAAACTCTTTGCCATCTTATGAGATCACTAAAGAGATTAAATCTGCAACCATTACTTCTGCTAGTGGCAGTGCATTAGATAATTTCAATACAAACACCTTAAGATATACGACTCTTTCATTCCCATCCAGTGTTCCGTTTATAACTGGTGATGAAGTTCAGTATACTGCATCAGATGATCTTTTAATAGGTCTTACTGAAAAGACATATTATGTCAAGGTATTGAATCCTGATAATAAAATAGAACTGTATGAATCACCATCTTTCATTGAAAGTAACACTCCTATTGGATTTGATGCAGTCAGTGCAACAGGTTCTCATACGTTTACTTTAGCAACACAAAAAAGTGGATCTCTACAACCACAAAGACTCCTTAAGAAGTTCCTCAACAGTCAGAACATCAAGAATGGTGTTGATGTAGAAACACTTCCAGGAACCACTGGTATGTTGGTGAATGGTGTTGAGATTTCAAACTATAAGTCATTTGATAAGATTTTCTTTGGACCAATCAAAGAAGTAATCAGTCTTAATGTTGGCGATGATTATGATGTTATCAATCTGCCTAATGTAACACTCGGAGACTCTGTTGTTAGTGGTGGAACTACAGCGTTAGTTAGACCTGTTGTTAGAGGATCTATTAAGTCTATTCTGGTTGATCCTCAAGATTTTGACATCCGTAGAGTTCAATCAGTCACCATTAGTGGCGGAAATGGATCTGGAGCGATACTAGAACCTATCCTTGATACAAAGTATCGTGAGATTGAATTTGATTCAAGAGAGAGCACTGTAGGTGGTGGTATTGATATTAGTGATGACACTATCACTTTCCCCAAGAATCACAACTTGAGGAACGGTGATAAGGTTGTATATAACAAAAATGGAAATGCAGAGATTGGTATTGGATCGTTTAATGGTAGTAATATCAACCAAACGTCAACTCTTCATAGTGGATCTGCATATTTTGTTGAAATAGTTAATACATCATCCATCAAGTTGTATGAAACTTTTGATGATTTTAATTCTGGTATCAGCACGGTAGGATTTACGACATCTGTTACTCAAGGTATTCACAAATTTAGACTGTTTGATCCCAAACAAACTCTGCGTGAGATTAGAGTTATCAATCCAGGAAGTGGATATGAGAATAGAAAACTAACTGTAAAATCTGCAGGCATCTCAACTGCATATAGCACGGTTAATTTCCATAATCATGGATTCAAAGATGGTGATATTGTAGTTTATACTGCCGATACCACTGCTATTGGTGGTCTTACAAGTGGAAATGAGCACCATATTCTCAAATTAGACAATAATTCTTTCAAATTAAGTGATCCTGGTGTTGGTACAACTGCATTTACGAACAATTACAAGAGAAGAAAGTTTGTAGAATTCACTACACAGGGTGTTGGTAACCATAATTTTGCTTATAGAGACATTACTCTGACAATTGACGCAGAATTTGATGGTGTAACAGGTGTAATTACTGCTACTCCACAGGTTAGAGGTGAAATTGTCGATCTTTACCTCTATGAAACAGGCACCGGATACGGTTCAACCATCTTAAACTTCCATAAAATCCCTGATGTTACCTTCAAATCTGGTAAAGATGTTGAAATCAAACCAATTATCAGTGGTGGAAAGATTGTAAACGCTCAAATTACCAATCCTGGAACAGAATACACCAGTGCACCAGATTTAACTGTTAATGGTGTAGGTATTGGAGCAAAATTAAGAGCAGTTATTGCAAATGAGAAGGTAGAATCTGTCATTATCCTCAATGAAGGTGTTGGATATGACGTTAATACGTCGATTGCAGCAACATCTATCGGAAGTAAAGCATCTGCTAGAGCATCTGTTAGAGATTTAACAATTGATCACAACGCAAGATTTGGTAATGAACTCATTTCAGAGGATACAGCGGGTCTGAAATACAATCTGGTAGGATATAGCACTCAGATCGGTGGAAATGCCTTCCAGGACGTTGTAGGCACCCATTCACCAATCATTG